TTCTGCTAGCAGCCATGTCGTTAGCCGCAAGGCCAATGCTATTGGTATTTACGAGCAGTTGCAGGCCTGCGGTCGTGTTAAGGACTTGAAAGGTCAGCGTCTTAACTTGGCTGAGTTGTTCAACGAGTTGTACACTTTGTATCGTACTCGTTCTAACAGTGGTCGTCCTTCTGACAGTATTGACTGTTACACGGACAGCAAGACTGCTGCGAGTATCCAGACTGCAATGGTTAAGTACTACGGTGCTGCTACTGTTACAGGTACAGCTTCGGGCAGTAGTAGTGCTATCTCGTTCGACTACCAAGTTAAAGACGGCACTATTGCTAAGCTTGGTTTCCGTGTTCGCAGCTATGAGTTGCTCTACCCGCAGGGGGTCACGCTAAACATTATCACCGATCATTACTTCGATGATTTTGTTTCTGCCATGAAGGCTGAAGCGTTAACCACATCTTCCACCTACAATAACGATGGTTCAACCCGTCGTATTGGTGATAGTGGACGATTCCTTATGTTCTTGGACTTGGGTGGCGGTATTTATCCCGGCATTGTTGATTCCAATCGTAAGGTTCACACTGTTGGTGCGCTGGAAGACTTGGCCAAGATCGACAGCGGTTACGGCTGCGTGATGCGTTCGCCAACCAAGGAAGTTACACTCAACAGTGTTACTTGGACGGCAGTTGTTGAGTGTCCTGACGATAACCTTATCGTTGAGAACTTTGACGATGCTGAGCCAGATACAGTTGAATCTAGCGGTACTGCTTATACTGTGCTTGGTTCTGGCGCAGGTAACACGACCGATACTGACGTACTGTCTGACGAAGCTACCGACACAGGGGACTAATAGTAGATTAGTTATAATGTTTTGCCACAAGGGTGGCAGGTGGGCTTACAACTGCTTGCCTGCCGCCCTTTTTCATAATAAATTCGGGGTGCATGAACAATCGCTATTACAAGCAGGTTGACCCAACCACACCGTTGTATTTAAGCAACGGACAGAAGCTGATATTCCCAACTGCAGACAATGAGTGGGGATACATAGCCACCAAGGATAAGTTCCTGATAAATGAAATAAACACTGCCATTAACAAGGGTGTTGGTGGTGTGATGGTTTCCACTAAAGAGGAATACGCTGATTATATAAAAAAAAAATCACAGGGAACGATAGTTCAGAAGAAATGGAGGGAGGAGATAAAAGGGGGGTACGCGATGGACTCGTCAGTTCCTCCCCCACAACCAGAAAGTGTTCAGCCTGCAGCCAACCCAAGCATGTCTGGTGAGCCTGCACCTGAGCCAGCCCCTGCCCCAAAGAAAAGGGTGGGTAAGTTTAAAAAGAAACCTAAATGACTTTTGCTACTTTAAAATCAAATGTTCGCTCTCAGGTGTTCCCGTATGGTGTTCCTGAGAACCTTAGTACTGTAATAAACAACTACATTGTTGAGGCTTTAGTTCACCTGCAAAAGTATGTTCCATGCTTTCAGCAGCTTAATGTGACTAAAACAGATGTAATGTCAGGAGGATCTGTTAACTCAGCTGTTGAGGAATACGTAAGAACTTCTGTGGTTGCAGCTCCTGACGGCGTAATAAACAGGCTCTACACAATAGATAGCGATTCAGACAATACAAACTCAACAAGCAAGTTTGATGAGCGACACTACAAGCAGAAGTCCTTCAAAGACATAATGGAATGGATTAGGGGAGAAGAAGCGACTGACCATTTAAAAGTAGCAACAGACAAGTCTGCTTCGTCTTCGACTACAGATCCGACCAATGTTCAGGTGGCAAGCCAGACGTCAGCGGACACAGAAGAAAGAGCCTTCAACGGCATGTGGGCCAAATACAGAAACAAGCTATACATAGCTCCAAGGCTAATTAACTCTGAGTCACTTGTAATTGAGTGGTCGGGTTTTAAAAAGACTTGGGCAGATAATGATATTATAGACGGAGACGATCCAGAGGTTCAAAGAGCTGTTCGTCTTTATGTGACCAAGGAGCATGCCCGTGATTGGGATCATGATTCAGAATCCTACGGGTTTGCAACATCAGAGTTTAACGACATAGTTAGTGAGATGATATGGGAGTGCACGCAAAAAGATGATAGGCGTCAACAAATTTACCCTGATCAAGGGAGACCAAGTTAAGGAGAAATAATATGAGTTCAAGTGGATACACACCAAACATAGGAGGAGGGCCGCAGCCTAGTCATTTAATTACTGACGGCACGGCTGTAAAGAAGACAGCAAACGGTACTGTTTCGGCGGCTAACGCAGCTAGAAAATCTATCACAATACAAAACCACGGAACTAATCCGTTGCATATTGCTATGGGTGCGACTGCTAGCGCTAGCGTTGTTCACTTCATACTAAAAGCAAGTGCT